GAGAATGAGTATGTTGTGAAATATAAGGGGACTTGGAGGCCAGACCAATTATTGAGAACCTGATTGTGCCGGTGCTGAACCGTTACGACTTACTGGATCGCATGGTGTCGAGCATTGACTACCCGGTGAAACATTTGCTTATCATTGACAATGGTGCTGCGGATGTGTTGGAGGATATGAGCGTGGATGTGCCGGCCTGTGTTGAGCACACCACCTATCTGCCGATGCCGGCGAACCTGGGCGTTTCGGAGTCTTGGAACCTGGGGATAAAGTCGTTCCCGTATGCGGAACGGTGGTTTTTCGCATCGAATGACGTGCAGTTTGAGCCTGGTGCCCTTCAGAGGCTCTCAGAGGCCCGTAGTGACGAGATAACCCTATCTAGTATGTTTCCCCATTGGCAGGCGTTTGCGCTCGGCTACGAGGCTGTTAGGCGTATCGGTTTGTTTGATAGTTGCGGTTTTTTTCCAGCGTATTTTGAGGATAACGATTATCAGCGCAGGGCTCAGGAGTTTGGGGTGAATGTTGTACACATTGATGTACCGATGATTCATGACAACAGTTCGACCATCCGGTCTGACGAACGCTTGTCGCGTGAAAACTCCCGAACCTTCACCTCGAACCAAGCACACTATTCGGAGAAGGTTGCGCGTGACGATTTTGGGGCGGGCTCGTGGAGTGTCGAACGGCGCAGACTGAACGGGTGGGAGGCCGGGCGGTAGAATGGTGGTTGGAGGTTTATTTTGGCTATTGTGAATGGTTATGCCACACTCGCGGAGGTGAAGGCTGCGGCCCGTATCACCGACAACATTGATGACTCGCTGCTGGAAACTGCTATTGAGTCTAGTTCCCGCGACATTGATGCTTACACTGAGCGCGTGTTTTTCAACACTGGTGCTACCGCTGTAACCCGTATCTATATTCCTGAGAACATTTACTTGCTGGAAACCGATGACATTATTTCGGTGACTTCTATCAAGTCGGACACTACGGGTGAGGGCGGGTTCGACCAGACTTGGGCAACCACGGATTACCAGTTGGAGCCGTTGAATGGGTTGGCTGGTGGCATTGCCACACCGTTCACCAGGGTTCGCGCTGTCGGTGACTATCTGTGGCCTATCTATGAGCCTCGGGACATCAATGCGGGGCAGGCTTCCGTTCAGATCGTGGCACGTTTCGGGTTTGCTTCGATTCCTACCGCTATCAAACAGGCAACGATTCTTTCCTCACTGCGAGCGTATAAGCGTTACGAGTCCCCAACGGGTGTGCTGGGGTTCTCTGACATTGGTGTGGTGCGGGTTGGCAGGCTTGACCCTGATGTGGAACGCCTGATTCAGCCTTACCGGAAGATTCGATTCGCGTGAGCATCAGCTTGATGCGGGCGGGCCTCGCAACCAACATGGGCACGATTGCCGGGTTGCGAACCTACGCGGATATTCCTGACGACCCGATGATGCCGGCTGCGGTGGTGCAGTTGGGTTCTGTTTCGTACAACCAGGCTTTCAAGAAGGGGCTGACGGAATATAGTTTCGTGGTCACTGTCATCTTCGGAAGGCTCGCCACTAAGCAGGCACAGCAGAACCTCGATGCGCTTATCAGCACTGGCTCGGGTTCACTGAAGACTGCGATTGAATCGGATCGCACACTGGGCGGTAATGCCTTCGATACTAGGGTGGCTGAGATGACTAACATCACCTCCGTTACAATTGGAGATATCACATATTTATCAGCGGATTTCGCTGTGACCGTGTTCGCACTATAAGGAGAAAACTGTGGCAAAGTTTGTCGCTACTAACTACAACATCAAAATCAATGGCGCTGATTTCAGTTCTGCTATTGCCGCAGTGACTTTCGATGTCAGTGCAGCGGAGCAGGAAACCACCGCTTTTTCTGACACCTATGTCCAAAGAATCGCGGGCCTTCGCGATGCTTCCGTTTCGCTCGACTTCCACCAGGACTTCGGTACGGCTGCCGTGGATGCAACACTGTTCCCGCTTCTTGGAAGCAACGCAACCGTGGTTGTCGTTCCTAACGGCACCGCTGTGTCGGCAACGAACCCGTCATATTCTGGAGTGTTCCTTGTCACCGAGTACCAGCCCTTCGCTTCTTCGGTTGGGGATTTGGCTACTCTTTCGGTAACATGGCCTTTGGCTGATGGCACCGTGACTAGAGGAACCGCGTAAACAATGAACCCAATAAACCTACAAGTTACTTTCATTGACGAAACAAGCGTTGAGTGTTCGGCTATTGCTGCTGACCTGATCGCGTTCGAGGCACGCTTCGATTTGAGTGTTGCCCGCCTAGAAAAAGAAGTGCGACTAACGCACATGTTCTTCCTGGCGTGGCACGCTCTGAAGCGTACCGGGCAGACCCCTCACGACTTTGACAAGTGGGTTGAGTCTGTTTCGATGGTGTCTGAGGCTTCCACAAAAAAATAAGAGGGCTCGGTGATTCGAGCCTTCATTGGGAGATTGCGGCCCTAGCTGTGGAAACGGGGATTGCTCCGAGCGTGTTGATGGCGGAGGAGCCTCGGATGTTGTGGACTATGGCGCGTTATATTGTGGCGCGTTCTCAGGCACAGAGTGGTAAGCGGGGCCGGCGGTAGAATAGAGGATATGGCTAACAATTCTTTCAGGACAGGCGGATTGCCGGGCTTTGTTGTTAGCGCGGAGAACCTTGCAATCGTTTTGAAGGAGTTGCGGGCGCTCGAACCTAATCTTCGTAAGGAGTTGGTTTCGGAGATGAAGTCTGCCATGAAACCTATAGCTAACGATTTGTCAAGCAAGATTCCATCAGATCCACCATTGTCAGGTTTTGGGTCGCAGGCTAAGCCTCCTTACATTTGGAAGAAGCCTCCGGTTTCTGTTCTTACGCCTTTTGCTAAGCGGGCGAAGGAGCCCGGTATTTTCCCGGTGGTTTCGATTGCGTTCAATGATCGCCGGCCTAATGCTGGTCTGTCTATTTTGGAGTTGGCTGGCACCCGAAACATTGGTCGTTTGAAGAATGGGATTACTCCCCAGGGTATTGCGATGGTTCGCAACCTGAATAAGCGTTATCCGGTGAAGGGGAAGCTGGGGCGTTTTGTTATCCCAGAGTTTATTCCCAAGCGGGCCGAGGCTACTCGTATTGCGGTGGGGATTTTGGAGAAGTTCGCCAAGAAGGTCGGGCGTAGATTGGGGAGCACATGAGCAAGGGTTCGATAAATCTGCCGATTGTTTCTAAGTTTGACCCGACTGGTCTGAAGCAGGCTGAGGGTGCCATAAAGGGTTTCGGTTCTTCACTGGCAAAGATTGGTGCTGCCGTTGGTGCGGCGTTCGCTGTGCGTGCGATTGGCAACTTTGCTAAGGAGGCGGTGCTTGCCGCTGAGGGTGTGCAACAGGCCAACAACCGTATTGTGGCGATTGCCAAGTCCACGGCTTTGTTTGGTTCGGAAACGGATGCGGTCACTGGCAGGCTTATCAAGTTTGCTGAGGCTCAGGAGATGCGCCTTGCTGTTGATGCTGAGGTTATCAAGGGTGTTCAGGGCCAGTTGCTTACGTTCAAGGCTTTGGGTGCTTCGGCTGATGAGGCTGGAGGGATTTTTGACCGCACTACTGAGGCGGCGTTCAACATGGCTGCGGCAGGGTTTGGGTCGGCTGAGTCGAATGCTATCCAGTTGGGTAAGGCGTTAGAGGATCCGATTCGCGGTCTGACTGCGTTGAGGCGTTCGGGTACTACTTTCACCAAAGACCAAGAAGCTCTAATCAGAACTCTGGTGGAGTCTGGCAACCTGCTTGGGGCTCAGGAGCTTATTCTGGGTGAGCTTGAATCGCAGTACGGTGGGGTGGCTGAGGCTACGGCTAACGCTTCCACGAAGATTGGCCTCGCGTTTGACAACATCAAGGAGCAGGCCGGCGCTGTCTTGTTGCCGGTGTTTGCAGAACTTGTTGAGGGTTTGATGCCGGTCACTGAGGCGATTGGCGCTGAGCTTGGTGCCACATTGGAGGCTTTGTCCCCAGTGCTAACCGATATTGCGAAGATGATTCCAGGGTTGCTTCAGGCGTTCATGCCGTTGATTCCGATTCTTGGTGTGTTGGCTGGGCTTTTCTTGGAGATGGTGGCGCAACTGCTCCCGGTGTTTGTGCAACTGTTTGAACAACTGTTGCCGGTCATTCTCGAGTTGGCCCCGATTCTTGCAACCGTGTTTCTTGAAGCCTTGTCCGCGCTTCTGCCAGTGTTCATGTCACTGATTGAGGCGCTCATGCCTTTGATTGTTGCGTTGCTCCCGGTACTGTCCACGCTTATTACGGCGTTGGCCCCGGTGGTGGTGAAGGTTATTGAGGCGTTCTTGCCGTTGCTTGACCTAATCCTGCCGATTCTGATTGGGCTGATTGAGGTGCTTGTGCCAATTCTGGTGGTGGCTGCGGAGATTCTTTCGGTGCTTCTGGTGAACGCTGTGGGCTACCTGACTGATGCGTTCGCAAACTTTATGGAGTTCCTGACCCCATTCACTAAAGCTTTCCAGGATACTTTCGGCGGTCTTGAAACGTTCTTCTACGGGATCATAAACGGGATGATTGGGATGTGGGAGGGTTTCGCTAACGCAATCATCAACGGTGTGAACTTTGTGATTCGGGCTTTGAACCGGATTCAGGTGAAGGCTCCTCAGTGGGTTACTGATTTGACGGGGATGACTTCCTTCGGTTTCAACATCGCTGAGTTGCCGAATATTGCGTTGCCTCGGATTGCTCTGGCTCAGGGTGGCATTGTGACCGGGCCAACGAGTGCACTCATTGGTGAGGCCGGCCCTGAAGCGGTTATCCCGTTGAGCAAGATGGGTTCGATGGGTAACACTTACAACATCACTATCAATGCGAATGTGGCGGATGCTCGCCTCGGTGAAATCGTGGTCAATTCTATCAAGCGTTATGAGCGTGTTTCTGGCCCAGTGTTTGCGAGCGCGTAATGTCGGTCACTGTTGAGCTGGGGTCTTTCACCGGGTTCACCCTGGATGACCCGGTGTTGGGGTTGCTGGATTCGGGCATTCTTGACGGTGGTATCGGTTATGTGGATGTGACGGATTCGCTCATTTCTGTGTCTACTAATCGGGGCAGGTCACGGGATTTGGAGCGCACTAACGCTGGTGGGGTTTCGGTGTCGTTGCGGAATGAGGATCGCGCGTTTGACCCGTTGAATAGTGGGGCTGAGTATGGGTCTTTGGTTGTGCCTCGGAAGCCTGTTCGGGTGTTGGCTGATGGTTCTGCGGTGTTTACGGGTTTGGCTGATGACTGGAACTTCACCTATTCGATGGATGGGATTTCTGTTGCTTCCCTTGACGGGTCTGACGCTTTTTCACTGTTTGCTCGTGAGGAGAACGCTGGGGGTTCTGCGGTTCAGGAGGGTTCTGGTGCGCGTGTGGAGCGTGTGCTTGACCAGTTGACGATTGCTTGGCCTACGTTGGAGCGTGACGTTGACACGGGTAACACGACCCTTCTGGCGGGTGATGTGGATGGGAATGCGTTGTCGTATTTGCAGACTGTGGAGGAGTCTGAGGCGGGACTGATTTTCATGTCTAAGGATGGGAAGGTTGTGTTTCGTGAACGGCTGATTCAGCCGGTGTCGAGCGCGGTGATGTTTGGTGATGACGTTGGTATCCCGTATGACGGTATTGAGATTGTTTACGGTACTGAGCAGCTTGCTAATGAGGTGACGGTGACTTCGGCTACTGGTACCGCTACGGCTTT